TACTTCTTGTGTTACGTCATCACCCAATTTTAAAATATCTAACATTTGTACTCCTAATAATTAATTAATTTGTTTTTCGAAGAAGGGGACGAAGTCCCTAATCTGCGTAGTATTCTTTCAATCTATCAACCACATACTGTGCGTTGTTATCAATGAAAGTCTCTTTAACACTCCACATTCCCATCGGACTTCTAATACGGCTGTTTACCATATCTTTAGTCAGACGTGTTTGGAAACAATATTTGAAACCTAACATTTCTTCTTCTTCTGTAATGTTTAGCATGTCGCTTTCACAACCTTCTAACATTTTCAGTGGTACTTTTCGTGTGTACACGATTGATGAGAAGTATGACTCTAGGCCATTACCTTTCAACGAACCTTTAACAGGAACCTGATGTACCATCGCACCTAAAGACTCATCCAAGATTTCTTGGTTATGTGCAGTAAAGATTACAGTCTTTGTACTGGCTGCTACTTTCTGCTGCATAAGTGTCTTATAGTACTGTGCATAGTCACCCCAAGCTTTCATAGTATTGGTACTCGGAAGTACATACATTGACTCATACATTTCAATAAGGAATGTAAGGGAATCAACTACAATAGTATGGATATCATCCATTGAGTTAGCTTGGTCGAATGCCTGTAAGACCTGATGTGGGTCAGTTACAGTTAATCGTTTGAACTTTGCAGGGAATGGTAATCTCTTACCTGCTTCTGTACCTAAGTACATTACACCTTCAGGGTTCTCAATATCACGTAATGATGCTGACTTACCTGTAGTGCTTGAACCAGCAATTAATACTAGTTGGTCATTAATTTCTTCTGACACTTTTACTCCTCATTTTTAATGTAAAACTTACATTTATACGTTCGTTGATAATCCTCTAATGAACTTCTTACGGCATGTTCCCCGTGAGGTGCCCAAGAGCACCATTTAGCGTCCTCTGCGTAAAATAGCTCATTATCCTCTATCTTTGCTGACTCAATAATCCCAGAGGTATTAAAGATATAAAACATATCTACCCCTAGGGTTAGAATCTCGTCTAAGGTTAGTTCAATAAACTCCATTAACTCTCCTTAGCCCGCATCCATAGCGATTTGATTACCGTGTTCTGCAACTCATCTACCGAAAGTTTGTCCTTCAGTTTATCATTGAAGTCAATTACTCTCTGCTCGACTTCGTCAGGTGCAATACCCGAATCCAACAGCATAAAAGCAAACTTCGCTAGAGTATTGTTGCGCTTACCATTTACCATCTCCTTGGCAAACCATCTTTCAACATTATCCATGTTACCTAAATCAGCATTGCTTTGCTTACGAGCTTCGTTCTTGCTCGTCTTAGGGATGAACTGCATTGGGTCTAGAAGGGCACCATGGTTATACTCATGATGTCCTGCATTCGACAACCACTTTTTGCTACGTTGGAACGTGCCATCATCGACTGCAAATGGTAACCATTCGCCTATGTTGACCATGAACTCTTTAAAGTCCTTTTCGCTCAGTTTTAAGTGGTAATGCAGTGGCAGTACTATACGGAATCGGTTCACCTCTTCGGTGTGCCGTTTTGTGGTGTAATACATAGCCGTATAATCTTTTAATAATTCCTTTGCTGCCGCTAAAGAAATCTCACCATCAACATCAATAACAACGGTATTGAATCCATCAATAACATTCTCACCTTTTCGGTGCTTGTTAGTGAAGTTGTGGTTACACCAATGTAATCCTTGTCGACAAGCCAACATGTGGTACTTATCAAATGGAATTACTGCTGGTTCATATCCATATGCTTCATGATTGCTATAAGATGCAATAAGGGAATCTAAAGAAGTTTCTTTAAGGCTTTCACCTTTATAGAAATCAATTCCATCTGAATAATACTTCTTAATTACAATATTGTTCTTGTATCCCCAAGCTTGCGCTAGAGATAGCATTTCATTTTTAACTGCCATTGTTCCTCTAAAGAACGGTAAATCTTCTACCAGGTCTGCAAAGGTAACTTCACGCCCTACGGTAGCAATATACTTGGCTAGTTTTACATATGGTTTATCACGAGTCAGGATGGATGCAAATGCATCTCCTGAAGCTTCTACAAGCTTAATAGCATTGTACAAGTGGTCTTCCGTTACCTCAGGTGAGCCATCAATGAAGGCATATGAAGCAGCTAACTTAATCGCTTTAAAGTATCTGTGTTGAATCTCTGCTTTACGAATTTCTTCATACTCAGGAAGAGTATCAGCATATTCTTCACACTTTAAACGGTAAGCTATATTTAGAATACTTACGTCACGTGACATCTTTATCTTCAAGCCATAATTAATTCTATCCGCTAACTTACCAAAGTAATTAGCAATATCATTAACTTCTGAGTCTGTTGATTTATCTGTCAACATATCGAATATTTCTTCTGGGGTCATTTTTCTTCCTGAAGATTTAACCCCAATACCGAATAATAGTCGTCTGGCATATCCAGTCTCAAGCATAGAGATAAACTCTTGCTCTTCTTTACCGCCATTAAACAACTTAGATGGGGTACCAAATAACATGAAGTTAGTCGGAACTGGGTCATCTCGCTCTTCGGCACGAACATTGTCTGCAGTATTCTTAATGATTTTTTGCTTAACTTTACCTTTATCGTATGCTTCAAGACCTACAGCAAATAGCTCTTGGTTTACAATAAGGTTTGTGCCTATTTCATCACATACAAAGTTAAGTGCGCCTGCTTGTGCAATTTGAGACTTAGTGCGAACTTGTTTAAATGCTGCACTAGTACCACTATCAAATGAGTAAGGCATAGCCCCATAACTTTTAAATTCCTTTTCCAAGGCAGTTAACTCATCAGCAATATCTGTTGAATTGATAGCAGCATTACGTGTTGCTTCGGCATTTAAAGCATCTTCTGCAATAGCTGGAAAAGTATACTTAGTAAAAACATTCTTAAATCGAGGGACTATCTCATCTTCCATGATGCCCATACTGTGTCCTTTACCTGCACCTGAAGTCATAAGACCACATGCGTAAAGGTTAATGGGTAAGTTGCCTCTGTCCTGAGTAACAACTTCGGCTCTCATACTTGAGGCCATTTGTGCAAAGAAGAAAGCAGTCAATACATGGAAGTATAAATCTGACTCAGTGTTCTGAGTCTTACCTCTTAGTATTTTTACAATCTTAGCAGAGGTCGGATGGAAATCCATCTCCTCTAAAGGTTTTAACATTAACATCTCCTTTATTAATAAAACTATTACAGAGGCAGCGCCTCACTAACCGTCGAACCAATCCATATGGTCATCAGGCAATTTATATCCACCATACTTATACATTAAAGCTGTACGGGTAACTGTAGATATTTTAGGTTTATTCGAACCATTTCGCACTAACTTATAGTAGCGAGAGTTTGGGGAATACCCATGACTATTTCCAGTAGTAGTACGGAATACCTTATGAAGTCTACTGGCTTCATCGGAATCATACTGAGTCATGTAAGCACCGGAACCAATAGCTATATCAGTTGTTTGCTTATGTGTCTGAGTACCTTCTAGTAAAGCTTCAAATGCTTCCCTAAATACTTTATCTACATATACTGAATCATTATAGTATGCCTCTACATAAGTAGATTCCCCTAACAATTCAAACATGCCTGCTTCCGCAACAATATCTTTCAGAATTTCAGTAATAGCTTTACTAATCCCTGATTTAGGTACTGTTACTAAATCACCTTCATAAGGAACATCGAATACAATAAACCCTTTACGTACATTATCCCATTGAATTTCCATACCCTCTTTCCAGGGCATATTACCTAAATCACGTATACGTGAAATAGATTGGTAATAAGATTTTCTATGTACTAGGACACTATTAATACTCTCATGCACTCCTTGAAATGCCCAAGAAGAGTATATCTTAAACTTAGGGAACTCTAGATGTTCCCCGGAAATCTCTAGGGAGGATAACCAGCTAGAGATATGACTACACCCTAAAGTCTCATTATAAGTCTCAGTGTTCAGTGTTAAATGCTTTGCTGCATTAAACGTTGCTAAGGTAAAGATTCGAGCACATTTATCAGCATTATTACCTTCTACCTTGTAAAATTTATTACCTCGAGGGTAACTAGGATTTACTATATCCATTATTTGAATTCTCCTGCTGCTACAAACCCTGCATATTGGGAACAATTAGCTGCTGCCGGACAGTATAAACATGCTGTAGGCTGCGACTTAACTTCACGAATTTCCCCTACCCCTTTATTAGCTAAATGCATCTGAGCATCTGCCATATTATCAAAGTTCTTACTGGCTCGTTTTGCATCTGGTTTTGAATAGTATTTATACTGCGTATCCCTACGCCATAAATCTTCATCAGAACAGAAAGGTATTTCACTTTCAGGTGCATCCATATACTTCTCAATTTCCATAATCTTACCTAATACAAATGTATTGGTCTGACTTATAGGCATAAGAGGTACAGTATGTTCCAGTACAGGTAACTTAGGGTACTTAGGGTCATTCTTGACCATATTCTTGTTCCAATCTTTAAAGATAAACTGGATAGCCATATCATCTTTTTTAATTAGTTCAGGGTTTAGCCAACGATATAAGCTCCCCTGTTGAGAATACTTAAGGTCATTGGTTCGATTAATATAAGTAAATACAGATGTAGATTTAATATCTTGTACCTGATGGTCATAAATCAAATCAAACTGACCTGAAATAATCCATTTACCTACTTGTTTCTCTGTACGTTTTTCAAAGTACAAAGGAATTGTGTCCTCATCAACATCCCCGGGTTCAGGGTTGATAGCTACACGATTTACAGCACCCTTAGGGTAGCCTAGGTCTAATAACCCTTGTGCGTAGTTCTCTGTCCATGAAAGTTCAATTGAATTGTGAAGACTTGTACCTATTCTTGATGCGAGTCTGTTAGAAACATCTTCTAACATAACTGAATCACTAGGACTTGCTCTAGCCCCTAAGACTAT